TTACCATCAATCTTGACTATCTTACGGATGTGACCAAGAGCTGTAAGCATGAGACTCTTACCACTCCCTCCATTGGGGTTATCATCAATCTCCTCATCGTTGAAGATAACTGCCTTTTGGTCTGCCTTATCCTTGTAGGTGTGCAGTAGGTACCCTATGGTGGTCCTCATGGACTTAATGCGGTTCGGTTCCTGTGCTGCAATCTTGTTAACGAAGTCCTGAAAGTTGTTCTCATAGCTATCCTCCACCTTGAACTCTCTCGGTATTATTTGGTCTCTCCAGATGTAACCATCAATATCAATGTAGCTGAGTAGTTTGACCTTCTTCTTAGTGATCACTGCCACCCCATTGGTAAAGGGTAGGTAACACTCGGTCTTTGAGTCCTGCAGGATACGCATATCAATGGAGTCAAGCATATTAAGGTGCCCTGGTGTGAATAACTGTGAGCTCTTAGCACAATGGTTGTACACATCCATCAGCTCTCGCTCCATTAGATAGGTGAGTACATGGTCTTTTATCTTCTCAACTGAGCTCTCTTGGACCTTATTCTCTGTAATGTATACAAAGATAGGGTTATTTGAACGCTCCGGATAATACTTAGCGAAGCCTTGTTTATGCAGCCATGCAGCATACTTGTTGGGGATGATGTTAACGGTGTTTTTTTTTACCTCCCAAAATATATCCTCCTCCTTTTGGATGGCCTTGATGTCCTCCTTAGATACACTCAGTTGCTTGCTAATGTCCTCGGGGGGTATTCCTTGCTTCAGTTTATTCTTAATACCTTGGATGGCCTCCACATCTTCAAATACCTTGAGCCCAAACTGTGCCTGCTTGTATGCATTCCTTACGGTATTGGTTATCTCGGTAGCTCCAAAGCCTTCCTGCGTATATTGTAGTAGTGTATTCTCCGCAGTTGTGAGGGGAATAGAGTACTCACATAGGCAGCAGGCTACCTTGTAGATGTAGTTAGCCCTATTTCCCTCCTTAAATTCACCATGGTTAAACTTCAGCACCTTCTCAATAATGCGGTTCTCATTGGTTACAATCACCTTGGGGGTATATTCACTACGGTGATACCCTGTATCCTCCACAATACCTGTGTAGATGGCGGCAAATTCATTCAGGTAGGCCTCGGGGTCATAGGACTCAAAGCAAACCCTTGAGATATTCTTGTTGGAGGTATCAAAATACTCACTCTTAATGTACTGCTCATAGTGGCTGAACCTCCTCCGGTGCTCTACCTTGTCGCACTGAGGTATCCTAATCACTACCTTGAGGCCCTTACCACTTGGAGACGTAAATAGCATATATGTGTACTTATCGTCAATAAGCCTCTTCCGTTCTGCTGCCATGGTCTCAGCATCGGGGTACTTGTCAAAGTCCAGGATACACAGCCCAGAGTGCTCAACAAGGCCATCATCCTTCCGCTCACTGAAGGTACCATTGAACATGATCGCCATGAGTGTGTTCTTGAGCTCATTATTGCCCTTCCGGATGGCCTTTATCTTACTAATTAAATCAGGTGTGCCTACCTGTATCCTGTTATGCACCTCTATTGCCTTAATAGAGAAGGGTGTCTCTTTAGAATTGTAGAGACTTTTGAAAATTGAAATGTAAGGGTTATACATGGTTACAAATATATTAAATAATTCTAATTCGTGACAACTCCGTGACAACCGTGACAACTCCGTGACAACTCAAAGGGGGTAGTTGTCACGCCTATAAGCCCCGTCAGTATTGGGTTTCTTGTGTTTCCGTGACAACGTGACAACTCAAAGTCAACTTTTTGGGGGGTGAATATCACTGTATTAAATATATGGCTCATATGCATTTGGGTTGTCACGTCGTCACGGATGGGCAAAAAGAAAGGGAGCCGAAGCCCCCTAACGTATTAACCCTTATCTTATGACATGGCAAATATCTCGCTTAATTGCTTACCTGTCAAGGGTTTTTCAAAATTGGTTAATAACTTTGGAGGAAAGTTTCCGTTAATGGTTACCTCCACATTCTCCGTGTCAACCTCATTGTATTTTACCTTGTAGGTTGTCACGGGGTTGTCATGGGTTGTCACGGTGAGCAGTTGAGGAACCGGGTTAATGGCTGCCAGGTACTTGTTATCGTTCACCTTCCACCACAAGTCATGCATCTTAATGCCATAGACTATTGTGCTGTGGTTCAATCCAAGGTAGTACCCTGCAAGCTGCACTGTCATGTGCCTCCTACGTACCAGGTAATGAGCTAAGAAATACCTCTTATAGACGTACTCTTGTTTCCTGGTCCTCCTAAGTAGGTTGAAGTCATCAATGATCTTTACTATATCCATGTTCTGCACCTTGGATAGGTGGTATAGTTCGTCTATCATTAACATAACTCTTCAATTTTGTACCCCCACTGGAGATATTGTTCTAAGGTGTCAAGCTCCTCATCTTGCTCGTCAAAGCTATTTAGTTCGTGGAGGTATCCATTGGCATCTAAGCCCATGTAACACCATACTCCTCCCTCGGGCTGAACCGTATCAGGTAGCCACATTCTGTAGTATTTTACGTATTTCATTGTTCTAATCGTTTTGGGTCATTAACTCCTTTGAACAGGTTGCTTGTGGTAGCTATCATGCCTGTTGCTTTCATAAAATCAACCTCAGCCTTAGCACTGTTAATTACAGAGTTTGACAGGTTAGATATTGCCTGTGCTTTTTCCACTTCCGTAGCCAATTGCTCAGGTGTTAATTCATCATCGTTCAATCTTTCGAGTGCTGCAAAGAGGTGGTCTCTTAGATCATTCATTCCGTTTCTTGCCATTTTGTTTTTGTTTTAGTTGTTTATTTAATTTACTCTTTAATCTTATCACGCTCTGCAATTCACCTGGGAACCGTTGTATGCTGTTCCGTATTGCATTCTCACGCATTGGGATGCACTCAAGGTTCTCAATGTCAAGGTTGAGGTTGTTGCCATCCTTAAATCTAACCACATGGCCTTTGGGTATTGGTCCATAAATAGACTCCCACATCAACCGATGAGTGAGCACCCAAAGGCTATCCTTTACCTTAGTATATGAGTAGGGCCTTCCTGTCTTGTCATACCGGATGGTGGTTGCATTAGGCTCCCTGGTGTTGAAGGGCTTGTTGCCAGGTTTGTACATGGTACGTTCCACCTTAGCATAGAGCTCACTGCTCATCTTCTTACCCTTGTTGTGTGCCTTATGACCAGGTTTCCATCTGCTGTTGATACCTGAGTTGAGTGCAAGCCTTCTGTTCTGCAGGTACTTAATGCGTGGGTTTTTCTTTATCCCCATGTTAAAGACTCTGTTGTAGAGCTGTGAGGTGGTGTATCCAAGGTAGTCACATAGTGCCCTGCTGGGTACGGTAGGGTAAAGTATTCTAATTAACTGCTCCTTATTCATGCCTTGATAATTTTGAAGTTACCCATTTGACAATCCCCTGAAAGTAGGAGCTCTTTTTGTTTCCACCGGCAGAGTCCTCTGCTGTTGAACACCCACTCTCTGATGAGTTGGGTGTGGATGTAGTATTGAAGTCTGAACATTTGGCTTTGCATTTTAAGTATTCGTAATATAGCTCAGTGTTGAAGCTACCTCCTATGTCATGGCTGAAGGACTGAGACCTCCACCACCGTGCACATTCGTATAGTGTTTTCCCTTTCATAGCGTATCTTCGTAAAATAATTTCATAGTATGAGCATTGGGTCCATCAGGGTGCTTAAGTGCCTCATTCATTAACTGCTCAATGGCCTTGAGCTCGGGTAGTGTTAGCACGTACCGGATATCCTTAAAGATGTCACCCTCAGCGTAGAACTCCTGCCAGGCTATCCATGCAGGTCTATTCGCACTATATTGCAGGTATGTCACCATCCCCATTATCTCGGTTCCGGTATCTCTTGTGAACCTTACATCCACATTGTAGTTGTCATGAAATTCCATCCAAGTTATCTGCATATCAAAAAGATTAGAAGGTGATACATAGCTACCGGTACAGCTACCACCACAATGGCAGCAAAAACATCGTCTAAGATTTTATTTTTCATAAGGGGTCAAATTTAATCGGGTTAATAAATCATCCATCACTGCCCACTTGGTGGCTGCGTAGTTAGTGCCTGAGTCATGTGGACCAAAGGCATCAAGCATTTCCTGCATTTCATCCCGAAGCTCTTGCTCCATGTCCAGGATGATCATTTCCATTTCAAATTCTCTTGTCATAACTAAATGTTTAAGTGTTAATACTTGACAAATATACAAATAGTTTCATTATCAACTAATTTTGAACATAAATTTAGACTCATTCTAAATAAGGAAATGTAAAAATAAGGGGGTGCAATCGGCAGAAATCCGAGTAATTAACTTAAAAGTGGTGAAAAATACTTAGATATTTAACTTAAGAGATATTTTTCTTACGCTTGTAGATATACTCCTGGTACTTAGTGAATACCTGATGGTTGATTTTGTTATGCTTATTGCAGTCTCGGCACCTTAGCCAATGGTGTACGGTTCCTGCTGCAGTGACTACCTTCTTGTTGTATACGTAATTAGTACTACCGCACTCAGGACATTCATATTTCTCCCCTCCATGTTGCACTGCATAGTTGTGCTGTGGGGTTGCATAGCTGTTGAGCTTATTGAATACAGCCTCAAGTACCTCAACATCCATCTTGCAATAGGCTACCATCTTATTTAAGGCCTCCTGGTCCTTACGAAATACGATATCCTTCCACAAGTCAAGGCCTCCTGTATCCATCTTAGCCCCTACCTTGAGTAATTTGGCAATATAGTCGAGCTTGTTGCTGTTAAAATTAAAGTATCTTTTAGCCCATTTAAGGGTGTCAATAGTCTTAGGTGATGGCATAACACCAATACCATGGAATAAAGCTCTTGTACGTAACCATTTAAGGTCAAACCTATCCCCATTGTGGGCCACAATTTCATCAGCCTCATGTAGTACCTTAATGAACTGCTTGAGCATTGCCTTGTCACATTGGCTCTTGGACCATGTTAGGCTGTGGATCTCATCCTCACCCTCCCACTTGTAGCAGATGCAGATGATAGCACGCTCATGGATGATGTCACCCGGGTTGATAGTTAGGTTATATCCTGTTCTCCAGAATATACCGACATTGAAAGAAGTCTCAATGTCATAAAATAAGCGTTTTCTCATCTGTTGAGTTTACTGAGTACTGCCGCCCATGCTAACCTAAGCACAAAGGGGATAGCTAAGCCTAACCAAAAAGGCCACCATCTTAGTCTATATCTCACCACCTCATGCTGTTTGGTTATGACATCACCACGTATCTTCTCTATCTTTATTCTCTCACGCATCTCTATCCTCGTCTGCCACCTGGTCTTGGGCAGGGTAACTGTTCTAAACTGCACCACCGTATCCTTGTAGGTGATGACCTTTTCCCAAAAAATGGTATCATTACGTACTATTGGGATTGAGTCCACAGTAGCTATGCGGATGGTATCACTATCCTGTACTACCTTGAGCCCATTAGCTAAGGCACGCTTGTAGTGGTATTGTGCTCTCTTAGGAGCTGAGCAGGATACTATCAGTATCAATAAGGGTAAAAAGTATCTCATAATGCTTGTAACATGGCTATCATTCGAGGACATGGGTAGATATCACTCTTATCTTTCCTCACACTGTTGTGGGTGTAGATGCCTGGAGTACCTTTGAAGGCCTCCGTATCAATTGAGAATATCTCTTTTCTATAGGTCTTGGGTATGTTGTAGGTCTCACACAGATACACCAATAACTGACGGGTGCTTTCAATCTGCTCATCCGTATACTTGTGCCACAGAACATGACCTTTGAAGGGCTTATCAAGGACCGTAACCTCCGAAGGATCTACCACACTCTTGACGTAGTTGATGTACTTACCATTAACCTGCTTCAATGGGCCCCAATTGCAGACCTCAATGCCTACAGATAGCTTGTTTAGGTTTTGATATCTAAGCCCATGAGGTGCAAAGTCCTGATTATCTATGCCGAGGTGGTAAGCCCAGTGCTTGCTTGAGAAACATTGAACTATTGTACCCTTGTTTCCAATGACGAAGGCAGTAGCTATCCTGGTATCATTGCTGTTCCAAAAACGAGCTACCCCAACAGCATTGCCATTGCCTGCTGTATGGTGCAGATATATCTGCTTTTTGGTAGCCTCCTCTTGGAAGTATTGGTCATTAGATAGGCGTTCCTGTAATATCTTGGTTGTGTCTAATCTCATCTGCATCTCTTTTAATTTCCTTAGCTCTCGTTATTAAATTCTTAGCACTTATCCATAGGTCAATACCCTTTACTGCCTTGTAATTTTCGTTAATACTCACCACCTCAATGGATACAAGCACTAAAGATAGCATCTTTGTTAGCATCAAAGGAACAGAAAAAAACGTTAAGATGATATCATTCAGTATGAAATAATCAATGAGATAGAACAATATCACAGTTACCTCATACAGCAACATCTTACTAATGACATCAGATAGCTTCCGTGAGGTAACAGGTTGCTTAAGTTTACGGGCCTTCCACACTCCCGTAATGGTATCCACAAATATGGCAAACCCAATCAGGAACATGAGCCCTGTGATAGGCATAAAGAAAGCACCCATCATGGATAAGTAAAGCGGCCACTTATTCTGCAGTGCCGTTATTAGAATTGTTAATTGTGCTCTCATATTGGTTGTATAGTATGGTGTATATATCGTAGGTAAGTATGACCCATCCTGCAAGGCTAAGGTAATTCTCAGGCTGTTGGAGCAATGCAAGGCCAAGGCTAAGCATAAACACATGGTATGCAATACCCAAGCAGTTAATCAATGCCTGCAATATCTTTAGGAATACAAATTGTTTGTCCATCGGTTGTGAATATGTGAATATAAATCTCATCAATCTCCTCCCATTCGGTGAAGGTATATGTAATATCATTGACTGTTACGCTATGCATACTTCTGTACTATTACTCTTTTCCATGCTGCTATATCGGTGGCTGAGGCTGAGTGCTGCACGGTGAAGATGAGGTAATTATCTGCGGTCTTGTTGAAAGGTATTAAGCTAATGGCACTTGTATTGTAATCGGTTGGTGCACTTGTACCTGTAGCAAAGCAATTCATGTTAGTAAGGTCCACATATATATTCCTTTCAAACCGTTGGAACCTTACAGTTGTACCCATTGAACCTGCTGAACCGAGAAGGGTAGCACCCGTTAAGCTGTTGGTGGTGTTTATGTAAAATCTAAATGTTGTTGAACCTGTGCCACTGACATTAGTCCTATCTATGAAGGCCTTGATATAGATGGTGTTAGTTGTAGCAATAGAATTGGCAGGTATCAATACGGTTGCACTGATGGTATTATTCAATCCATTCACACCTAAGCCATAGCCATTACCAATGGTAGAGGGGTTACCACTACCGGTAACTGTTAAATCACCCTCACCAAGTACAGAGGCTCCGTTAATTGTCTTGATGTTGGTACCACTAACCAAGGTATCCTGCTTACCTGCTCGACCTGCAGC